TATGATATAATACTATAGTATATAACAAGCCGTTACATGGTGATAAATGGAATTAGAGACATTAGAAAAGCTATGGACTATAGCCGGCACTATTGGCATTATGCTAATTACCTACACCAAGGTAACGCAACGGCTAACCAAAAGCATTACCGAAGACGAAAACGAGCCCGACGGTATGATTAGCCAACAGCTCGAAGTTACTGCTATTCAAACCGACATGTTAGACCGCTTATTAAAACAAGTCGAAAATAATAACAAGCTCATAAGCGATATGCAAACCCAATTAAACGACCTTAAGGCACGCAACGCCGAACTTGAGACATACAAAAATCAGCAGGCCGAACAAATAGACCGGCTTAAGGCGCGGGTTGCACAATTAGAAGCGGAACTAAAGCATAACGATTTACCCGTACCAAGCCCCGAAGGCGATAACCATGAGAAATAGAATTAAACGCCTAGACTATATCGCAGCAAATCAGTTACTAGCCAACCCAAACAACCCAAGGCGCCACCCGGGCAAGCAAAGGGAAGCCCTTCGGGGAAGCCTCGAGTCGCTAGGCTATTATGACGCTGTGATTATGAACGAGCGAACGGGCTATTTAATAGACGGGCACGCAAGAGTAGAAGAACAATTAACGCTAGACGAAACCGCTTTGATCCCCGTCCTAGTGGTAGACATGACCGAAGCCGAAGAGAATCAAGCGTTATTAACCCACGATTACATAACACAAATGGCTATATATGATCAAGATACGCTTAACGACTTGTTACAGCAAACCGAAGCTTACGACGATCGCATAGCCGACTTGCTGCGAGACATGGGGGGCATGGTAAGCGTACCCGAACCCAAAAGCATTACCGAAGACGAGCCCGAACAATGCCCAACATGTGGGCAAATGATAAGGGGATAACATGCAAGACAATCAAGACGATAACTTAAACGAATTACTAGCCATGTTAGGCGCCGACCGTCCAGAGGCAACTATGGAGCTCGATTGGAACTTTGAGGGGCAAACTAGCAAAGTTCCAAAGACCGAATTACTTAAGCGTATGGAAACTAGCCCCATGTTTAAGATTTTAGCTAAGCATGAGTTTAGAATTGGCTTGCGTAAAGAAACCCTTAACACGCTTATACCAGAACTACCACCACCGGGAACCGATCTATATATTATAAGTAACGGATCAGGTAAAGCCCTTACACGCGGGCAAAATAAGGGAGTTTATGACTTTGCCGCGTTTATCCCATACCTTGCCGACATGATAAGCCCCGATCCAATAGATCTACTTATATCTACTTGGAGCATGAACAAAGACGCCGCTCTTTGTATCGCTAAAATGATAGACGACGGGCGACTTAGCTCATTAACCATTGCAAGTAACTTATACTTTAATCAGAGAGAACCACAAATAGCGAACTTTTTAGTTAACAAAATGGACGGCGATAAGTATCGTTATGTTAGCTTTAAAAATCATTCCAAAATTATATGCGTAGGAAGCGAAAAGGATAACCGTTACGCTACAATAACGGGAAGCTCGAATATTGCTAGCCAACCACGAATAGAACAGTTTAACCTAAGTACAAGCCCCGACGTCTATCACTTTTATAAAGATAACCTCTTTGATTGGGCTATTAGAGAACTGGAGAAACAACACCATGACAAATAAAGAACAGTACACCCCCGAACAGATCATACAAGCATTAGAGAAGACCAAAGGACAAACGACATTAGCCGCGCGGGCTTTGGGTTGCACATATCAAACTGTTAGAAACTACATGGCACGTTACCCCGAAGTAGCAGAAGCCCAAAAAGTAGAGCATGAGAAAATGGGCGACGCTGTCGAATTAGCACTATATGACGAAGCCGTCAACCAACGAAACACGGCCGCGCTTATCTTTTTAGCTAAGACCAAATTTAAAGAGCGTGGTTATACGGAACGAACCGAAGTAACCGGAAACGGTGGGAAAGATATAGCGATCAAAATAGACTATGACAAGCACGATAACGATTACGCTTAACAAGCCACACAAACAACAAGACAAAATATTAAGGGACAAAACCCGTTTCCGTGTCTTGTGTATTGGGCGCCGTTGGGGTAAAACTGAAATCCTTATCATAGCCATGATCCATAGACTACTTAACGGGCAAAACGTTTGGTTTTGTAGTCCTACCAACAAGAACAACAAGAACGTATTCCCGAAGGTCAAAGCAGCATTACAAGGCTTTCCCAACTTATACGTTAATCACACCGATTATATTATTAGAAGCCCAAACGGCGGAACTATTCAATTTGTATCATTGCACGACGCCGATAACCTACGAGGTGTAGGGCTCGATCATATCTTTATTGACGAAGCCGCATATATTAAAAGTGGGATATGGGATACAGTCTTACGCCCAATGCTTGCCACCACCGGCGGGGGCGCAACGTTTGCAAGCACCCCCAACGGAACGGGGAACGACTTCCATAAGTTATACTTGCGCGGTCTTGATCCTAATGAACCTAACTGGATTACGTACCACTTGCCTAGTCATACGAGCCCGCTAATACCCGACAGCGAACTAGAAGACATTAAACGCAATACGCCCGAACGAGCATACCAACAAGAATACTTAGCGCAATTTCTAGAAGACGGGGGCGCTGTATTCAGAAACTTAAGCGCATGTATCAAAGAGCCCCCCGCCCGTTATAGCCGTGTGGTCTTTGGGGTCGATTGGGGGCGCATTAACGACTATACCGTAATTGTAGCGTTAGATATGGACACGGGAACCGTCTTAGAGATAGACCGTTTTAACCAGATAGATTGGACATTACAGCGGGGGCGTTTACAAGCCATGTATAATAGATATAAACCGTTAAGCGTATTAGCTGAAAAAAATAGTATAGGCGATCCGAATATCGAGGAACTCAAAAAGTTAGGCATACCCGTTAAGCCGTTTAGCACAACCCACACAAGCAAAGCCGAAATTATTAACAGCTTATCGCTTGCGTTTGAACAAGAGACTATAGGCATTCCCAACGATCCTATATTATTAAACGAGTTACAAGCGTTTACAGTGGAAAGGCTAGCAAGTGGATCATACCGCTATACAGCCCCAAGCGGGTTACACGACGATACAGTAATAGCCCTAGCATTAGCAAACAAAGCGCGGTCAGTACCGGCAAAGGTCTTTATATAATGGCATACCAAGAAATAAAGTTAACAACCGTAAACGGCGTAAAGTCTATCCCTATTCGCAACATGCCCCCCGAAGCGTGGACTTCGGTCTTTGGTGATCCAACCGACGGGGACGTTTATAGTCTAGCCCGAAGCGTACCGTGGTTATATCGTGGCATTAACGTTATAGCCGAAGCGGTCGTAAACTTACCCCGCAACTGCGAACCACTAGACGACGCCGGCATTATGATAGACTATCCAACGTTATTAAATGAGCTTGTGGGCGACTACTTGCTAGCGGGCGCCATGTTTGCATGTATGGAAGAAAACCAAGCCCGCAACAAGCGCACCATGAGACGCTTTCACCCCAAGACTATTAAGCTTATAACCGACCCTCAAAACGGGCTAGTTGGTTTCGAGCGTAATCTAAGAGACAATAGCCCCGCTTTTTATGACATAACAGAAATTGCCTATAGTTGGATCCCAAGCCGTACAAGTGAGATAGCAATAGGCGACGCGCCCGCTAAAGCAGCAATACGAGCAAGCGGGTTACTCAATAGCATAGACGAACACGCGGTAAAATATTTTGAGGCGGGGGCAATTAACCCAACCATTGCCAAAATAGCCGACTTCCAATCATACCCCGAAGCCGAACAAGAACGCACGAAGTCGATACTCGATAGGCTCTTTGGGCGTGGGGTTGATAGCGCCCACCGCGTGGCGCCGGTCGGGACTAATATCGAGTTTGAAACAATCGGTTCCCCAATGTCGGACTTAGCAGTACCAGAATTAACCAACGCAAAAAGAGAAGATATAAGTACAGCGTTAGGCATTCCCCAAAGCTTGTTGTTTAGTAATGCTACGAACTTCGCAACCGCCCAACAAGATAACCGACACTTTTATGAGAAGACGATTATCCCATTAGCGCGTAAAATAGAAACCATGTTTAACCATTACTTTATGCAATATGGAATAGACGACGCGCTTACGTTTAACGAACAACAATTAGAAGTATTCCAAACCGACGAAGCCATGCGATCGGGGTCGTTAGTTAATCTTGTAAATGTGGGCATGCCCTTAACCGTTGCTATGGAAGTTCTAGGATACGACTTGACAGAAGACCAATGGCAAGCCTTGGGCAAAGCCCCCGACCCTATGGAAGCCGAAGAGGACGTTATCATACAAGAAGCCGAAGACGACCACGCCGAAGACATGGAAGACGAAGACGCCGGGCTTATTGAGCTCGAGGACATGGAAGACGAAGACGGCGCGCTTAAAGAAATGAAACCGATCCCCGCCCGCTACAGACATATAGACTTCTACCCTAATGAGACCATGAGGGATAACGCCCGCCGTGGTCTTGAGCTTCGGGAAAAGTTCGGGCGTGGTGGGACTAGCGTCGGAATAGCAAGAGGGCGACAAATCGCAGGCAATCGGGAAATTTTACCGCCCGACGTTTTGAGCATGTATAGTTATTTTAGACGCCACGAAGTGGACAAGCGCGACGATTGGGGTAACCCTAGCAACCCAACAAATGGTTATATCTCATGGCTTTTATGGGGGGGCGACGCAGGTTATACGTGGGCGACCACTAGACGGGATCAAATGTTACGAGCCGACAACGACCAAAAGACGGCACTAGTAGAGTTCCACTTGGCTAACGACTTATCGAAGTGGAAGCGTAAAGCCGTTAAGTCTTACAAGACCAAAGACAAGCCCGCCGTAAGTTTCGAGAGTGATAATATTCCAAGCGTCTTACATGCTTCGATTATGGCACAACTTGAAACCGTAACCGACCGACGGGAATTAGATTATATCTTTGATAACGCAAGCAACTACTACGATCACGACCACGACCACGAGGGATATTAACCATGCCAATAGACGACAAGCGACGGAAAGAGATCGAAGCCGATTTAGCCAAAAAGATAAGCTATTTTAGCGCAACGACCCGCCGACGGATCTTAGAGCTTATAGGTGATCCCCCAAACCTCGATAACCTAACCCCCGACGTTTACCGTACGCTAGCCATAGACCTTAACGGGATCTTGGGCGTGTCATTAGAGCAAACGTTTATAGAGGCGGCTAATGCCCTTATGACCGATATCGGCTTTGTTGGGGTAAGCACGGACTTGATAAACGAAGGCGCGGTAACGTGGGCGCGTAATTATACCCCGCCCGTTGTTAACGACATGATCGCATATCGGCAAAAGCAAACGGCTAATTACGTTGCTGATTTCTTCGAGGGGACGACCGACCGCGCAGGGCTCGAAGATCGTATAGCACGGCTATACAGTCCAGAAAAAGCCGCGCAAATAGCTATAACAGAATCAACACGCGCAGCAAACGAAGGACAAAGACCCGTAATAGAAGAACTTGAAAAAGAGGGCGTTACTATGCGCGGGGTCTTTCAAACCGTAAGCGACGGGCTCGTTTGCCCAATATGCCAACCATTAAACGGGGAAGTATCACAAGTAACAGGTTTTGACACGCGCTTTACAAGTGGGAATAAGGATTTTAGAATGCCCCCGCTACATGTCGGCTGTCGTTGTCTTGTATCGTTTGAATATCAGGAATAGCATTATGCGAATTACGTTTACAGTAAAACAAGACAAAGCCGACGGCTTGCTTAACAAAGCTAAGAAAATGGAAGGCGTTAAGACGGGGATCAAAGCGGCAAGCGTTCACCTTGTAACGAAACTTAGAGAGTACCCGCCCCAACCTTCGGGCGTTAAGTACAAACGGACGGGCGACCTTAAACGCTTTTGGACTCACAAGATTAGTAAACAAGGCTTTACCTCACAAATCGGGAATAAGATCCCATACGTTACCGACGTACAGATCGAGCCCAAACTAAGATACTTTAAGCGGGTTTGGGGTAAGCATAGCGTAAAGTACGTGGCAACAAAACAATACCAGCGTATACTAGATATAGTAAGAAACGAGATTAGAAAGGCTATGAGATAATGAGCGATCAGCTTATACACTTGGGTAGTAGTATTAAAATGAATGAACAAAACGAGGTAAGCGGTTATCTTGTTTTGTATGGAAGCCCCAAAGAGGCCGACTTTGAGGGCGATTACTTTACAAGCGAAACCGACTTTGATCTAACCGACGGGCGCGGGTTTGCTACCATGTATTTTAACCATGGTCTTGATCCAGTCCTAAAGACCCATAAGCTCAACAATGGCATTAAGGCGGAAATAGGGCAAGACGACGCCGGCGTTTGGATACGTGGCAAACTTGACGAAGCCCAAGCCTATGATAAAATGGTTATAGAACTAATTAAGGCACGGCAAAAAGAAGGTAAAGCCATTGGGTGGTCTAGCGGGGTTCCGTCGCACTTAGTAGAACGGGAAAAGATCGAAGGCGCGTATCATGTCAAAACGTGGTCATTAGGCGCCGACGCAAGCCTAACCCATACACCGGCGGACTATCGCAACAAAGCAACCTATAAGACTTTACAACTTTTGCCCGTACAACCTGAGTTAGAAACGGTAAAGACCGAAGACACGGTAAAGACCGCCCCCGACTTAGATCACTATCCGATTACATTAACACGAGGTCACACAATGACAGAAGACAACAACAAGCCGACCGAACAAACCGACGGCGTAAATAACGCTATTGACGGTCGCATTAACGAGTTTATGGCACAAAACGAAGCCATGAAAGCCGACGTAAAAGGTCTTAGCGACGCTTTGGCAAAGCTTACCCAATACATGGAAGACAGCCCAACCATTCGCAAATCAGGCTACTTCACAGTAGACGGCGGTACTGCTGATAGCAATATCAAAAGCTTCGGCGATTGGGCTATGGCGGTTAAACGAGGCGACGATAAACGCCTTAATAAGATCTATGGAAGCTACAAAGCACAAACCAGCGCAAGCGGTGCCGACGGCGGTTA